GTTATACCTTTAGAACTATTGTTATACCAATCATAATCACCCTTACTATCATTGTAAGAATACTTACCAGCTAATCTCTTAGCGTATGTATCGTTGTCTCCGTAATATTTACTTAATGCACTTGACATTATATATCCTTTATTTAGTTGTATCAGCTTCTATACGCACTGTTTAGAACCACTGAAGGTAAACTATAGGATAACTCTTAATAAGCTCATACCATCAAGATATGAACCTATAAAAGCTATACTTAGATCTTCTCAATAAAGTATGTAGCCTCTTGAACTAATGTTTCACCTGCAGCACTTGTTTCTCTAACCATTTCTGTTCTTCTCTTAAGAGATGTAATGATATTGTTATCTAACTCAATTGCAACATTAAGTGGAACTCTTGTAGAGATAGTTTCTCCATCACCACCAGCAACACATACATACACAGGAGTATTATCTCCATCTCTTCTTCTAATCACTTTTACTTCAGTTGTCATACTTTTCTTAGCAGCCATCTTTCATTCCTTGTTTTATTTTAGTGTAAACACAATAAACACTCCCGAAGGAATGTCTATGAATCTAAACTATCGCGCAGATAGCCGCAAATTCTGGTCTTAGCATTTTAGGACTAATTGCAAATTTAGCACCAACACTTTGACGTTGATCTAATGGATCCGCTGAACCAGCTGAACCTAATCCATTAACAATAGATTTGATTTTCTTTTTACCACGAATACCAACTTCACCTAAAGCACCTTCACCAAGAATAGTGATTTGACCAGCTTTAGCATTGTTAGTCTCAACAAAACGCATACCACGTCTTGAACCAACTTCATTTGGTAGTAGACCATCTGAATAACCATATTTATCTACTGATTGGAAGTCTGTCATAGCTTCAACTTTAAGAATGTCAGCAGGATTAATGAATGCAACATAAGATTCTCTAACAGTAGTTGTAGCATAGTTAGTTGAACCAGTCACCATTTTCTTAAATTTCTTAGCAAGATTCACTCTTAATTGAGTTTCAGCTTTATCTAAACCAGTTTGAGTATCAGTTTCAGGAGTAGTTAAAAAGTCAATACCAGCATTAGCTTCAGCTTCAGCAAATAATAGAGTCTCAATCGCAGTTCCCGCTCCAGAACCTAAATTGTCCGTGCACTCTTTGATTAAACCAGCACCATCTTCATGATATAAAGATACTTCATCAGTTAACTCGATGAATGCACCATAGTTAGAGATGTTAGCTTTAATTGATTTCTTAGTGATCGGAGTTGCAGTTGGTGTAACACCATCAGCCAGAACGCTTGTTGTAAATGCAGAAGCTGGGATCTGATCAAAGATTGAAAACACTGCAGTTTTACCTTCAAATTTAGGTTGAGTTTTCTTATCAGTAAAGTTAGAGATAACGAATTCTTCAACAGCTCTCTCTAAAAGGTTGCGTGAGTAAGACTCAAGTGTATTAGCTGATAAGCTATCTGATGGGTTTGAAACATTGTTTGTATTCGTAAAAGTTGCCATTATAGGTCCTTATTTATTGAAATATCTATCATACTCATCAGACGACATGTCCCATGCCGAAGTAGGTTGCTTAGATATTTGATTATTGGTTGGCTGGCTCTGTAGAGTATTTCTCTTCCCAGCAAGTTCATCGTTCTTTTGTTTAGCTCCAGGCACATCATCGGTAGCAGTTAGGTAAGCTTCAATAGGGTCCATCCCATTAATAGCAATTAACCTATCCATCTTATCGATAGCACCTTGAGTTAATATTCCATTCTCAACATCAAGCGACAACCCTTTCAATAGTCCAGGCTCAACTCTCATCTGTTCATGAAATACTTGAGGTAGCTTTGAAACTAACTCAGTAAATTCTCCAGCATAGCTGCTTGCTTCAATCTCTGTAGCAATCGACAATACTTCTGGATTAATATTACTTGTGCCACTTTCAACAGGTTGTTCACCTCTTGAGGCTATGACATTATTAAGTGTTTCCATATCTATATTATTCTCATACATAAACTGTATAGTCTTTCGATCTTCAGCCATATCTAAATACTTCTTGTTAGCACCTAAACCTCTTTCAGCTAAATCCTTAAGTTCAGATATCGACTCAACATCAATTACCTTACCCTTAAACTTAATGTAGATCGGTTTATCAAGCTTACCATCAACAGTATCATTCTGAGCCTTATACAGCTCTTTCATATTAACAGTATCATCTACTTCATCTACAACTACTTTATCAGCTTCAGCATCATCTATGGGATCCACATCAGCATCATAGTCTTCAGACCAAGCATCTACTTCAGTATTAGCATCAGAACTATCAACATCAGCAGTAATTCCACTAACATCTTCAACAACATTATCCACAACAACGTCATTAACTATCTCAGATCCATCCATTAGTTCATCTCCTTAGCTAATTTACCATCATCAATAACAGTAGCAACATAATACTTCAAGTGAGTAATTGCCTTCAAAGCATCTATCCCACTATCATCAAAGTTAGTTCCAACATTAAGTGCTGTATCTCTAATATACCCTTGAGTTATTAACTCAACAAACAGTGGGTCATTAGTTAGCTTTAACATCTTATTAGCTCTATCAACAGCCATCGCTGCTGATTCATCTATCTCTTCATTCATCTATATCTCCTTTTGAATACAGTATTGTATCTAACTTAGTCAATAGGTGTATATGACAATCTATCAGCTTCCATCATAGTTTCAACACTATCAGCTTGATCCTTCATAGCACTTGCAGAGTTCTTCTGAATAACACTCTCTTGTTCAGCTAAATCTAATTGAGCTTTCTCCATCATCATCTGTTCTTCCATACTTGGACCATTCATCTCAGCTTCTTTAGTCTGTTCAATAGTAGTTAAGATCTCTCTACTCAATACAGGCATATCTAAAGTATTAGCCATATCAGCTATCAACCCAAGAACTACAGAGTTAGGAATATTACCAGCTTGAGGGATCAACTGTTGCATCATCACATTAATGTTCTGTAATTTCTGTTGCTTCATACCAGCAGTTCCAGCAGTCACTTTAATATCATACTCTCCAGCTAAATGAGATCCACTAAAACTCATCTCACTACCATCATTATCTGTATAGCTACCATCTTCAAGCAACATAACATTAATATCAATGAACTTACTAAACACTCTCGATAGCATCTCACTAATATGTCTTGCAACCAGCATAACTCTCTTCTGACTGTTATCTTGAACTATATTAGCTGCAGTAGCTGATGTTCCACTATTAAGCATTCTACTATCACTTGATGGTGCATTACGACTGATCCCACTTAATTCTTCCTGTTCAACCTTAAGTTGTTCCATCAAACCAAATACACTCTGAGGAATCTCATTGTATCCGCCATCCATAATAACTTCACGAGGATCCTTATTAGTCCATACAATAGGTGAACCAGCAGTCATCTTTCTAAATGATAGCTCATCCATACCACCCTTACGAATGAACTTCTGACCATTAGTAGCTCGATCCATATTATCTATAATACCTCTCATCATCTCATCTCTAAGACTCTGATAATCTTGAAGGATCTCAGGTAAACCAGTTCCATAAATATTATGAGGAACTCTCTGATATACAGCACTCTCAAAAGGAATACCATTCCAACTATCTGGATAAGGACTCGGTGTAGCTCTCAACAGCATATTATCACTCCAAATACACAGCACAGGCTCTAAACCATTACCAATATCTAATACACCATAATATTCAAACACCTCAATAAGCTGTCTCGGTCTATCATCAAAATTATAGCTATCATCTCTACCATAGCTACCTTCTCTACTTCTATCATATTCAGTCTCTGTAGTAGCTTCTAACACACTCAATTCTTCAGCACTATGTTCACCAAACCAACCAACATTATCAACTATACTCTGAAACATCACCTTACGTCTCTGAATAGCAAACCTCAGATCTTTCATTCGTCTCGCACTTGGATCCAATATAAGCTCATTACTCATAATGTTCTCAACTATTGCTTGATTGTCTCCCCAACCTACTTTAACAAACGACGTTCCATCTATCTGAATATCACGAGCAATATTCTCAATAAATTCTATCTTATCTTGACTCTTAGTAAACTGTCTATTGATAGCATCAGCCATAACCTTACTTCTCATAGCGCCATCAGCACCCTTAGATTGTAATTCAACTATCTCATCAGTCTCAACAAAGGGTGAAGTCAAATCAGGTATAGATCCTTCAACAGCTCTCTTAATATCTTTCAACTTGAAACCACTTGCCAACCAGTTAGCACTTGTAGTATCCTGTTTCTTCACTGATCCATACTGTTCTCCAGCATACAAACTATAATTAGTTTCCATCTGACTAACTATCTCATTATGGCTACCTTCAGCCCCACTCAAATCCATCTGTAATTGATCTAATATACTATCTGCATTCATTATCTATCCTTATTTTTTAGCAATTATAACTTAATACCACATGTCATCATCAGTCTGTAAACTATGTGGCAGTGCAACTAATGGCTTATCTACATTCCTCGACTGATAAACCTCAATAGGACTCAACTGTGTAAATCCAGCTAAACAATCTATCTCATCATCGTGAGCACTCTTAACACCTTCTCTAACACTCATCTCAACTTGATTCAGCAATCTCTCCAAAGAAGGATTATCCAATAGCTTATTATCTATAACCAGATTACCAGTATTGATAACACTCGTCAATCCATAGATCCTTGTAGATTTAGCTATGTGCAGATTATCCTTCAACTCCTCTACAACTATATATTCATTACGACTCATCATCTCCTGTTCCAAGTGATGGGCAAATGCCTGTTGATAACCTACAGTCTCCAAGCCAATACCCAATGGTTCATACTTCTTCTGCACCATAAATAGATGATCCATAAACTCTGTAGGATTAACTCTACCACTATAAATATCTATTAGCTTCCATCTACCCTCATCGAATGCAATAACTATACAGACGGATCTATCAGCACTATTCTTCTGACTTACAGCTAAATCTGTATTAGCATATACCATAGCATTAGATGTCAACACTACATCCTCATAAACTATCTTACTACTCTTAAAGATCCCACTCTCACTACTAACCAACTGTAAAAAGTGTTCTTGCATAAACTCACTCAGTCTACCACCCTCAGCATACTGTTCATAAGTCTCCCTAATATAGCTCACTGGAAATCTACTTCCCCAAGCTGGCTTCATAATATCCCAGTTAGGTGGCTCCTCATCAGCTATAGGTATATCAATAGAATCACAAAATGAAGCATTATGTAGCTCCAAACTAACATCACCTTGATGCAACGGAGTAAATACATTAATGAAAGTGTAGCCAGTAGGTTCTCTACTCGGAATCAAACTACCGTAAAACCACTGCTTCAATTTCTCTCTCCTCATAGGATTCATACTAACTAACTCACTCGTCAAGTCATCAGCAATCAAAATGTCTGGTCTCCTCCTATTCCGCTTGATCCCCCTCATCTTGGAACCACTACCCTTACCAACTATAAAATACTTTCTATCACCAATACTAAATTCTAACTCACCACTAATGGATCTAACTAATACCATCCGCTTATGCAATGCTTCACTACCTTCATACAGAGACAAAATATCATTAATGATAGCTTCACTCTGAGCAGCAGTCTCAGCTACAACCAAACAATAATAGCTGGGTCTACCCTTAAATACTCCAGTCAATGCAGTCAACAACGGCAACTTAGTAGATAAAACTGTAGTCTTAGCTAACCCTCTGGAAGCCTGTGCGCTCTTAAAGTGGTTAACACCAGTAAAGATATTATCCAGCATCTTATAATGGCACACAGGAGAACTCTGATCCTCATCAAAATAGCTCTTATCAGCTACCATAAAATCTATAGTATCCTTACAAGGGACATACCTACTCATCTAATTCATCCAAGATCAGCTGAGCCACATCTACTTCAACATCTATAACATCAACTACTTCATCATCAACTACCGGATATCTATCCAAGTAAGCCATCATAGCAACAGCTCTCTTACCGTCATCTCTAATACCCATAACAGTATCAAACAACGCTTTCCTCATCGCCAATCTACCACCGTTCTTAACTACTCTACTATCAATACCAGCTTCAACTAACTTAGTAGATAAAGTGCTAATATCAATACCAAAGCCAAACGCCAGATTGCCAACCGTATCGCCTCTATGCAGTGCCTTAACTATAGTATCAACCCTCTTAGGAGTCAAATTAAACTTCCTCAAACCAGATCCTTCAAAATATATTTCCGATATAATTGCAATGCAATTCAATAATAATCATCACCTAACTCAAACCATCTATCTTAACCCAAACAGCATCCAGCAAATCAATCAACACAACTACACTAACATCATCAACCAACCTAGCACTCTTTACAGCTCTTCCTATATCTCGCTCCAGACCCATCAACTCTCTCTTCAATAGTAATGTATCCCCACCATCATTATAGGTGTCACACACTGCTTCAAATCTAATCTGATATGTAGTTTTATTCATTACTTATCTCCCATAGTTAATATATACTGTATTACTTCATCCATACTCTTAAATCCATACATTCTCTTAATAGCAACTAACTTATCTATATTACCTATCTTCAATGCAATAGTTGATTTCTTACTTTTATCTATATCTTCCATAATAGCTCCATACTTTTATATAACTATAATTATAC